AGGCGAGTGGCGGCGCCGGACCGCCTGCTTGTGCGGAGAAGCGCGCAGCTGGATCGCGATCCGCCGCCGCCGCCCGCCCCGGCACGCCTGACACGGCCGGGACGGGATGATGGTCCGACGCCTCAGGCGACCCCGAATTTCATCAGCTTGATCGCCGCGAAGTCGGTCACGTCGCCGCCCACGCGCTTCGTGGCATAGAACAGCACATGCGGCTTGGCTGAGAACGGGTCACGCAGGACCCGCAGGTCAGGCCTTTCAGCGATCGTGTAGCCCGCTCCGAAATCGCCGAAGGCGATCGCCATCGCGTCCGTCGCGATATCCGGCATGTCCTCCGCGATGAGCACAGGATACCCCATAAGCCGGGCGGGCTCGCCCTGGCTCAGGCCGTCGGACCACAGGAACCGCCCATCGGCATCCTTCATCTTGCGCACCGCGCCCGCCGTCTTGGAGTTCATCACGAAACTCGCGTTCGCACGGTACCGAGCGCCAAGCGCGTAGACGAGGTCCACGATCGCGTCCGAGGCGTTCGAGGGATCGAAATCGCCCGCCGTGCCCGTGGGGACATAGCCGATATTGCCCCAGCTCCAGCTACCGTTCGCCACCGTCGCGTGGCTCAGGACGCCCCTCGGCCTTCCGGACACGTTCCCGTTGATGAAGGCGTCCGCCTCGGCGCGGGCGAACTTGTCCGCGATCCGGCCCGCCAGCCAGCCTTCGATATCGAACGCGGAATCGTCCAGCAGTCGCTGCGACGCCTTTGGCAGCGCCGAAAGCTCATGCAGCGGGATCGAGATACGTTCGATCTGAGGCGCGTCGGTCTCGCTGGTGGGGGTAACCTCATCGGCCCAGCCGGCGCCCACATCCGTCGCATCGATCAGAATGTCGAAAGAGGTCGCCTCCACCGTGACAACATTGGCGATCGCCCTCAGGCTCGACGCCGTGCGCAGAACCGACTGGATGCTCTCGGCTGTCTGGGGATCGACCAGGTAGCCGCCCTCGGCATTGACCGCCGTGTTCATGGCCTTGCCGTCCAGTTCGAGCCCGCGCAGCGCGTCGTCATCGCCACAGCGAAGGTAGGCGGCCATCGCCTTGCGATGCGGCAAGGCCGCGTTCGCCTCGACGCTCAAGGCGGGGCGGAGATGGGTCATGGTCTTCGTGGTCAGCATGGCAATCCGCTCTTCCTGTTTCTGGAGCTTCACGTTGAGATCGTCCTGAAAGTCATTGAACTCATTCAAAAAGCCGGAAAGTGCGGCTTTCACCTCAGACAACGGGGCCGTCTCCGGGCCCGCTGGTTCGGTCTCGGTCATCACATCACCTCTATGTGCGGTTGGATCAGCGGGCGGTGCGCACCGCCATCTTGCGGCGGGCCTCATCGAACACCGTCGCCAGGTCACGCAGCATCTCCGCCTTGGCCGCCTCTGGCCGCGCCGGTGACAGCCGCGCCTGGGAAAGCATCGGAAAGGTCACCAGTGACACTTCCCAAAGCTCCAGTTCCGACAAGAGCCTCTGGCCCTTGTCATTCTTCGTGGCCCTCACCGTGCGGTAGCCGATGCTCAGCCCGTCAATGGCGCCCGCCTCGATCAGGGCCGCCGCCTCACGAGCCCGGGCGACGCTGCTCAGCAGGTGCCCCCTGACATAGAGGCCCTTCTCGTCCTCCCTCACCTCGTTCCAGGCGCCGATCGGCTCGCGCGGGTCGTGCTGCCACAGCATCTTGATCCTGCGCCCGTCGCCGAGGCTGCGGGCATAGGCGCCGCGCTCGACCACATCTCCGCTCTGATCCGGCGCCCCGAAAAGCGAGGCATATCCCTCGATCAGGCCATCGGCGCCGACCGAGGCCTCCGCGATGAACCGGCAGAATTTCGTTTCCAGTCCCGCATCAGAAAATTCATGCATGTCAAGCTCCTAAAGACCGGCGTTGATGTCGAGAAGATGGCTGATCGCTTCAGTCAGGATAACCGCGACCACGCCGAAAACGGCAAGCCAGAGACGCCGCTCGAGGCGTTCCAGCGCGCCCTCGATGCCCTCCAGCCGAAAGGTCAGCGCCTGCCAGCGTTCCTCGAGCACCCGTTCATTGGCCTCGATACGAGCATTCGCCACATCGAACGGCGCGTAGAGGTACCGCGAGCCTCCAACGTTCTGACGGACACTCATGTCGCCTCCGGTCGATCCGGAAGCCCAAGCAGACGCCGCTTTTCGGTCTCCGTCAGGAACTCGGCATCGCTGATCCGCCGCCACTGCGCCTCCCGCTCCGCGGCCAGCGCTGGCACCTGGTCGAGATCGGGGCGAAGCTCCACACGATCCCCGCCAAGCCCCGAGATCCAGTGCGACATCGCCGCCAGCACCTTTTGCGCCAGTGGCAGAACGGTCAGCCGGTAGAACGCCCGGTGCGCCTCGGCGTAATTGGCATAGGTCGCATCGCCCGGTATCCCCAGCAGCATGGGCGGCACGCCGAAGGCCAGCGCGATGTCGCGCGCCGCCGCCTCCTTCGTCTTCTGAAACTCCATGTCCGACGGGCTGAACCCCATCGGCTTCCAGTCGAGGCCCCCTTCCAGCAGCATCGGTCGCCCCGCGTTGCGCGCGCCTTGGTGGTGGTTTTCCAGCTCCGACTGAAGGCGCTCGAACTGGTCCTGGCTCATCGCACCGCCGCCTTCCATGCCGCGATAGACGATCGCCCCCGAAGGACGCGCGGCATTGTCCAGCAACGCCTTTGACCACCGCGACGCGGCGTTGTGGACGTCGATCGCCGTCGCCGCCGCCTGCATCGGTGCCAACCCGTAGTGATCGTCACGCGGGTTCACCGACTTGATGTGGCAGATCACTTCAGCCGCGAAGCGGTGCTTGCGCGAACCCACCGTATAGTCGTACGCGGCCGGCCAGCCATCCGCACCGGGCACGACGCTCATCCGGTCCGATCGCAGGATGTGCAGCTCAACCGGCAAACCCTCATCCGCGACAACGGCCTCAAGGTACGCGTTGCCAGACAGGAGCAGCTGAACATAGGCCGCTTCCATCAGGTCGGCCCGACCCTGTTCCATGTTGGGCCGGGCGATCAGCGAAAGCGCCGGATGCGTTTCATAGCGCCGGCGCTCGTCCTGGCAGATGACGGGAAGCGCTGCGGCGGCCTCGGCGATCATCTTGACCGCGCGAAAACCCACCGGGTTGCCGTGAAAGCCGTTCTTCGTCAGCGAGGCCGTGTCACGCGGGCTCCACGCCGCGCGCCCCGAACTTCCCCAGACCGCGACGCGCGCGCCGGCCGATGCCTTTTCCTCCCTCGGGAGCGGATTCGCTTTTCGAAGGTATTTCAATATCATGCGCGTCACTCCTTAGGTTCCCCACCACGCCCGGAAATTGGGTCACAGGGCGCGGATGCCGGGATGAAGCCGGGCCGCCGCTGGACGGAGCAATCCGTCGGTCAGCGCCCAGACCAGGGCATCGACCCGGTCCGGGCTGCCCTGACCCTCGTAGCCCTGGCGTGTCATCAGGCACATCTCGTCCTCCAGCTCGGGCAATTCGCCCAGATGCGCCACGCGCCCCTGCTCGTAAAGCGCGGCCACCGGCTCGGCCCTCGCGGCCTTGCCTCGGGTGGCGCGGACCGCGGCGTAGTTGATCAACGGATCAACCTGCCGCATCACCACCTCCACCAGCTCACCGCCCTGGTTGACCTCGGCGACCATGCGCCCGGCCCCGTAGCGGTGATAGGTTCGGGCGGCGGCGCGGGCCCATGTCGCCGGGCTTGCCGAGCTCACGCTGCAATCGGCGACCACTACCGCGCGCCATTCATTCGGTTCACCCTCGGTCAGGACGGCGACGACGACGACCCCGCAGGCGTCCGAGCCATCGTGCCCCGTGACCGGCGGATCGACCGCAACGATGATCCTTGCGCCGTCGGGGATCGCATCCACCCGCCCCGCATCGATATCGGCACGCCGCCACAGCGCGTCGTCGGCCTCCGCCAGAAGCTCGCCATCGATCTCCTGACGGCCAAGCCGCGTGTTGCCGTAGCGCGCGCGCATCTCCTGGATGAACCCATCGGCCAGATAGGCCCGGTTTGCCTCGGTCGGCGCATGCGTTCGCACCGTGCTCTCGCGCTCCAGAAGCTCCCGCAGTATCGCCACGTTGCGCGGCGTCGTGGTCACCACTGCCCGCGGAGACGCCCCCAGCCGCAGCCCGAATTGCAGCATGTCCCACGCCTCGCGCGCCCGAGGCCATTTCGCCAGTTCATCGGCCCATGCACAATCGAACTGCGGGCCCCGCAGCGCCTCGGGATCATTCGCCGAATAGACCCGCGCCTCGGCTCCGTTGGGCCAAACCAGCCGCCGCTCGCTCGATATCCAGCGCGGTTTCCGGTCGGGCGGCGAGCAGGCCAGAAGCCCGCTGTCGCCCTTGATCATTACCGCCACGGCCTGGTCGTAGGTCTCCCCGATCAGGGCCACGCGCCGCGCTACACCGGCATCCTCGGGCCCCGCGCCTTCCACTTGGGCGCGCACCCATTCGGTGCCCGCGCGCGTCTTGCCCGCGCCGCGGCCGCCCAGCACGACCCATGTCCGCCAGTCGCCGTCCGGCGGGCACTGGTGCGGCAGCGCCCAGAATTCGAACAGCCAGCCCAGAGCGCCCAGCGCATTTTCAGACAGCGCATCAAGAAACGCCGTCTCCGTCCGCGGCGTCCCTGAGACGAGCCAATCGAGCGCCGATTTCCGCCCGGGCGGCCACCATATCGAGGCGCGCTCCAGTTCCGCCGCCAAAATGTTTGCTACCTGCGACACGTGCTTTCTCCTGCATTTCCATGGCCAGCATCAGGGCCGAATTCATCGCCCTGACATCCTTCACCACCTCTCGCTCCCCGGTCTCGGGCACTGATTTCAGGGTCCGGACCGCGTCCTGCAGGGCATCGACAGTCGTCTCGAAGACCTCCTGTGCGCGCGCCACCAGCGTCTCGGCGCGCGTCAGCGTCAGGTCGCGTTCCTCCGCCTCGCCTCCCTTTTTATCGAAAGGCGGGGTCGGATCGCTCTTGTCGGTCATGGAAGGGTCCCTTGTGTCCAAAGATCATCTCTCGGTCACAAGCAGCGCGGAAAAAAGAAAGGCCCGCGGGGCATCTCCTGCCCCGGGGCCATTCACCCACGTCATCCAGCTTGGCATAAGAGGTGCCATGGAGCGTTCGAATGGTCAATAAGTTTTTCGTTTTCAGTGGGTTAACGCCGGAGCGGGGCGATCACGAAGTGTTAAGTGCTTGTCTCGTCCATCCCATGGGATCGCCCATAGCACCCTATTTGCGAAAGCCCGCGCTTCAGTTTCCCGATGCTCCGCGCTCGGCCTCGATCTGGCGCCAGCGCGCGACATTTTCGTTATGCTCTTCAAGGGTTTCCGCAAAGGCATGCCCCCCGGTGCCATCGGCAACGAAGAAAATGTAAGGCGACCTATCGGGGTTTACCGCCGCCTCGATGGCGGCCCGGCCGGGGTTCGCGATCGGTGTCGGCGGCAGCCCGTCGATGACGTACGTGTTCCAGGGATTTTCGTCGCGCAGTTCCGATTGCCGGATGCCACGGCCCAGAACGCCCCGTCCGTTCGTCACTCCGTAGATCACTGTCGGGTCGGTCTGAAGACGCATGCCCCGGTTGAGGCGATTCACGAACACGCTCGACACCTGCCGCCGCTCATCCGGAACGCTGGTCTCCTTTTCGATGATCGAGGCCAGGATCAGCGCCTCCTCCGGCGTTTCGATGGGCAGACCCTCGACGCGGCCCTCCCAGACCTCGGCGAGGATATCTTCCTGCGACGCACGCATTCGCGCCAGAAGCTCGTTGCGATCGTCCCCGCGCCGCACTTCGTAGGTGTCCGGCGCAAGAGAACCCTCGGCCGGTATGTCCACCACCTCACCGGTCAGGAAATCCGCTTCGTTCAGCCCCTGGACGATCTGCCAGCTGGTCAACCCCTCGGGGATCGCGACCCGGTAGACGGTGATCTGTTCGTTCGCCACCAGGTCGGAGTACAGCTCCGGCACACCTTCTTCGTAGGAGAACGTGGCCAGCTCCACGATCTCCCCCGTGCCCGGCAGCCGCTCGCGCAGGCGCAGCTCGCCCGTGCCCTCGATGCGAAGCACGTATGTGGCAGCATAGCGGAAGCTCGACGGCCCGCCGGCGGTCACGATCTCCAGCACCGTCTCCATCGA